AGATCATCAATCAACATTAAATGATTCACAAAGTGAGATCGTCGATACTAACATTCCAGAAGATGATCAAAATGATAAAAATAACAAAAACAATAAAAATAAACAAAATACACAAATTAATAACAATAAAGGATCAGACGCAAATAATAAAGATGCCACTACTACAAGCCAATCGCCAAAAGGGATAGATTTTTCAAGTAAAAATAAAGACATCAACAAAATAGCCTATGAAAATTATAACTCAAATCAAAAATATTTAAAAGAAAAATATTCAGATGACGAAATTAAACAATTATCAGTAAGCAACGAATTTTTCAAAGAAATACTAATAGATTCAACTATCAAAGAAAACATAGTTAAAAATCAATATCCAGGAACTAAAATATTGTTAAATGAAAAAACCAAAGATAAAACCAATCATCCACACCCCGTAGGAGCTTGGTGCAGAACAACATTAGAAACATATGCTTTCGAATATTTATTCCAAATTTTATTTATATTGAGAAGCTCAAATATATTATGTTTCGGAAATAATTTTTCAAGAACTTCAAAAAAGAGATACAACACATTTTCAATTAATTATATTTTTCCCGGAGATTTTACAGACGAAGAAAGAGATCTTAAATATAGAAATTCAATAGCTTTGATGAATGAACATCAAATGGATTCTTTCAAAGGAAGATGTTTATGTGGGGCTCAAAACGTCCTTAATACAGGATGTAATCACACTGATTTTATAGATGACTCAAGTTCAGCAATTTCAATAGACAGTCATTACTATGAAGGAGTCGCAGAAGGAGCATTCAAATATTTAAGACATAAAGAAAATTATATCAGCGATATTAAACCAAGATACATGTTCACAGGTCATGTTTATCCTGCAGAAGATTGCATGATGACTACATGTTATGGAGAAGCAAACACAATAATCAAACAAAATAAAATCAACCATGTTGTCAGAGGAAATGAAGGAGCAGCTTATACACATTATCCATTAAGATACGGATTAAATGAAAACGAATTTATCAATATGTTAAACTATGATAAAACTTTAATTTCTCATTACGACAATGATTTCGCATTAGTAACAAGAATCAGATCAAAAATCGAATTAGACAGCCATATTTATGCTTGTTTTGAAACAGTAATGTATCCAAAAGCCAGTTGTTTATTAAGAAATATCCAATTAAATACTTTGTTCAATGTTAAAAATAAAGAAGAATTTGTAGAAGAAATAAGACAAAAAACAATCGATTTCGAAGAAAAAGATTTAAAAGAAGAACAAGCTATCAAATTAAGTAAATCTATCTATTCTTTATTTTTTGATGAAGATTTTATCGTGTTCAAAACAGAAAATAGTAAAAACTATGTATTAGCAGACGATGTCAATTTATATGTGACAAAAATTTTAAACACAAATAACTCATATATGGAAAGTGTAGATTCAATCAAAAAACGATATTCAATTAAAATTCCTAAAAAATATTTTTTCAAACTCTGTTCGAACGTTCCTATGGAAGTAGATTTAACAACATATTACTCATTATCAAGAAGTATGATGAGAGACGTTATTAAAGAACAAATTAATCAAGATGATGAAATTGATATAAGAAATGTAGACGTAATTCCAATGGTTGTTAGTGTTATTTTTATGTACACAGCCACACTCAAAATGTCTCTAGCCAAAAATATGGAATATATTCCAATTTTAAAAAATACAACAAATACAGACAATATCAAGAAAAACGTCAGTGAAGGATTTATGAATAGTACTTTGAGAAATATTTTTGAAGTCACAGATATGATAAATAGAATATTTAAAGGAATGAACAATAAAGAAAAAATCAATGACATAATCAATCAAACAAGTGATACAGTTCTTCATTTAACTAATGAAATTCAAGAATTTTCAAAAAATTCAGATAAATATTATGAAGAAATTAAAAATAAAGTACAACCAATTACAGACAAAGTCACTTCAATAACCAACAATATACAAAACAAAAGTTCAGAAATATACAAAAATATCAAAGAATCCGTTTTAAAAACAAAAGAAACAATGTCCAATAAAGCTTATTATATCCATATGATTTTAACAAATGATCCAAGAAAAGAAGAAAATTATCAACAATATTATTATATAAGCAAGATACCTTTAATTGGAAAGAGATACACTAATTACAGAGAATCATACGTCAAATATTTTATCAGATCAATTATAATAAACATTTTAGACGGAAAAATTAATATTTTTAATAATATAGAATCATACTATACAGCAATGATAAATGATCATACTTTAAAATTTATAAATGAACAAAAAGAAAAAATGGACAATAAAATCGCAACCAACGACCCATGTCTCAATATGACAGATTATTTTTCTTATTTTGTATTAGTTTATAGAAATATGAGACATTTACCTCAATTATCAATTTTATATAAATTCTTAATCACAGATATTTATATTACTATGCATTTCTTTATTTATATATATAAGCAAGAAATATCATTAACTCAAATGATAGAAGATAACGAATACTTGTCAGATGAAATCAAAAATCATTTATTAACAGTTATCGTACCTAACACTATCATGAACAAAATTTCGTTTGGGGTATTCAAAATACATATATGTTTTTGCATTTTAGCCCATAGATTTAACAAAGCAGTTCGTAAATTATTATTCGACCACAAAAAGAGAGATTATTTATTAATTATAGTACTATTTATCGCTTCCACTTATTTTATTGGATTATTACTATATATTCAAATGGGATTTATAGCTCACTTTTTATTATTTATTTTATCTTGTTTTAAAACTATAATTTTGCTAATATTATTACCAATTAATACAGTTTTACATTTGATTTACAACATTTATCTATATTTAACAGGATCAATAGACAATATATTCAATGTGTTCCCTCTTGTTAATGCTCAAATAATGTTTACAAATTCAAAAGATTTTTTAGGATCTAATTCAGAATGGATAAACAATTTGAAAAAATTCGCAGAAGAAATTCAATCTAACCAAGATTTGGCTTTTTATACTTCAATGACAGGATTTTATTCATATTTACATGCAATAAATTTCAAATTAAATTTATATATAACTAATTTCACAAGAATATCAATGTTTGATTTCATTAAGATTTTCCAAACTTTAAAATTTAACGGAAATCCAGATTCCGGAATGTTGTCTTTACCAACTGAAAAAGAAACAACAGAATTGTTCATTTTACCATGGACTACAAACACAGGTTTCTTTTATTTACTAGTATGTCCTATGGTTATCAATTTTTTAGCTACATTTAAAAGAACTTATGAATTTTGCAATGAATATTATTTAAAAGATTTGATTAGAATCATAATGATATTAATTAAAAACATCATCACATTTACATATTGGTCAGGAAAAATGTTTGTTGACTTATTAATTTTATTAATTTTTCAACAATATTTCAAAAATGGTGTAATTTTGTATGAACACAATATACATTATTATACTATTATATTTTTAATAGGTTCAATATTAGTAGCCCTAAGAATTAGATACATAATTTCAATAATAAGATTCAGATCAATAGGAAACATCGGTTATTTCTTAATATTCATGGTGACATTCTTTTCCATATTAAACAATTCGATCGTCACTTCCAAATTAATTTATCATAAAGATCAACACATTATTCCAACTATTTTAGCAAGTTGTACTCCAAATAATGTTGTTGAACTAGTAGAAAATTTAAAAAATATCTCAGAATTCAAAGGTAAATTACTTAAACATAAAAATACAGATCAATTAATACCTTATAATTTTAATGAATGCAATGTTCAATATAAAGACAGATTAATTCAAAAAATGGCCAGAATTAAAGGTAATTATATTGAAAATAAACCTTTTAAACTACATAGATGTCGTAGAAATGAAACTGAAGCAGTTTGTCGGCAATTTTCGTGTAGAGTTCAACCCGACCCAAAAAACGTCAAAGAATTAGAATTGGTGGTCAAAAAATACATAATACCAGTTATAGAAAGATCAGAACGACGAGATCCAACACCTGTTACCCCATATTTAGATTGGATTAACTCATTTTCTGGTTCCAAGAAAACATCTTATTTACAAGCATATAATTCGTTGATAGAAGGGTCCAAATATTCAGGAATTATATACAAAAACACAGTTAAAATTGATGAAAAAATATTTTTAAATCCAAAAACATTAAAAATCAAATCACGTAATATTACAGCTCAATTGGAAATAGACAAAATTATCATAGGACACTTCATCGATCATGTTTCGAAAGTATGTAAGAAAGCTTTAGCATCATATGGAAGTGGACTGAAAGCAGAAGATAGATGCTCAAAATTTTTAAAATGGACGAGAAAGTTTTTACAAGATTTTGTCATAGTTTGTGTTGACGGTAGCGCCTATGATTCTACTAGACACAAAACAATACAAGAAGCTATCGATATACAAATTTATAGGTGGTTTTTAACAGAATTTGAAATAGATTTAATGGTTAATCCCATCCCATTAGACATTTTAGAAACCGTTTTGTTTCAACTTAAACAAAGAGTCTTCGGTAGTAATTTTTATTATTTAATCATTGGTACACAAGCTACAGGAAGAATGAACACAACCAATGGTAACACTTTATCTAATATAGGTTATCAAACATATATAATGGTCAAAGCGGGATTGGTATGGGGTAGAGACTATTATTTTGAAGCAGCTGGAGATGACACATTTATAATAATTCGAGGAAAGTTTTATACACTTTACATAAAATGTGCCAAATTATATTGTTATACAGACAAAGCCGAAGAAGAAAAAATTCATGGATT